GTGGTGGCGGCGCTGTCGAGATGGGCTTGCAGATCGGGGGGCAAGGCCTTCATGCACGCGCCTCGATCTCGTCCATGACAGCCAGCAGGCACTGGAAAGTCGCACGCGCCTGCTGCGTTGCCTCCAGTCTGCTGCGCGCCGCCCCAATCCATGCTTTCGAGGCAGCGGCATCAAGATAGGATGTGTGCAGCGACGGCAGGCCGCGCTTTGCCATTCGGGGGGCCAGCACGCGGCCGCCAGAATGATGCGCGCCGTGCAGCACGTAGGCTGCGCCGGTGCAGTCCTGTCCGATCAGGTCTTGCCCATAGCGCAGCGCTGCGCGGCTCGCGTGCGCTTTCGGCAGCACCGATAGATCAGCGCCAAATACCGCATCGCGCGCCATATGCGCTGGCAGTTCTGCGTCCACGACAGAGTGCAAGCAGCGCATGGCCCAGAGCCAATCGGCCCAGTGTTGCGGGGTGACCGCGCCGTTCACCATTGCCTGGCCCAGCGGGTGTTGCTCGCAGGAGTGATGTAGATCGCGGGTCAGCTCGTATAGACCACCCATCATTTGAAAGAGCTTCCGAGTTCGGTGACCCGTCCACGCCATAATCGCAGGCTGGTAAACTGCTCAAAGGTCTCCTGGCCGGTAGCTAGGTGCCCGCCGGGTTGGAGCGTGCCAAAGGCCAGATCAGGACCGTGCGCGACCCAGTAGATCGGCGCGTCGGTCTCGTTCATCAGTTCGTGCGCTGCTCTCAGTTCGGTCATGATGCAAACCCTCCGTCTGTGATGGTCCACGCCGCACCCGTGCGCAGGACCGTGGCAGTTTCCAGATCGCCGTTCCATGTTTCGACGAGTTGAGGTGCCGCGAGATTGCCAGCGTCCTGCTGGGTCGCTTGCACCACATCGAGGTTGTTGCGCAGTTCCCAGACACCGCTGGTCTTGATGAAATACCAGTCGTTTCCGTTGGCATAGAGCTGTACCGTGCCGTCGAAGGAGTAGTCACCGTCAGCGTTTGCATCGCCCGCAGAGGACACGGTCAGACGGTTGGGGTTGGTCAGGTAGGCCCGAGCCTCGACCGCGCTCTCATAGAGCGCACCGACAAAATGCTCCGTGTCGTTATAGGCGAAATCCTTGAAGTTGGCCGTGACATTAAACGGACCATTGTTCGCTGTGGCGTTGTTGGCCCATCCAGTCAGAAGGCGGGAATAGTTGTCTTCACTGAATGCGTAAACTCCAACAGGACCGAAAAAGTTGTTGAGCTGGATAAAGCCAGGGTTCAGCTGCCATCCGGAAATATCTTGGTTAAACGCAACCGGCCTGTTGAACGTTCTTCCAAAAAACTCTCGCATGTCGGTGACATTCGAGACGTCCCAGTTTCCGATGGGCTGGTCGAAATTGCTAAACCCTTGCCCTCCAAACATTCCCTGCATCGTCGTGACGCTTGAGACGTCCCACACGCTGATGTCGCGGTTAAACTCCATTGTCGTGTTTATCGAGGGGACAGCGAACATGTACCGCATGTCGGTGGCATTTGAGACGTTCCAACCTGTGATGTCCTGGTTAAAGGCACCTGCGTTTTGAAACATGAAGCTCATGTTTGTGACGCTGGAGACGTTCCAGTTGACGATGGACGGATGATTGAACACGGATGCGCTGTTGAACATCCCCGTCAGATTGCCGGTCAGGGTGAAGCTACCTACGGCGTTGTTGAATGCAGCCGCTCCTTGGAACATGTGGCGCATGTCAGCTGCTGCTGGCGTCGTCCAATTTGCCAAGCTTTGATTAAATGACCGGGCAAGTCCGAACATGGCAAAGAAGTTCTCAACAGAGTTTACGTTCCAGTCGCCGATTGGCTGATTGAATGCGTGATTGCTCAGGCCACCAGCAGCTAAATCGCTGGTCAGGTTTTGGCCGAACATGCCGCGCATCGTTGTGACGTTGCTGGTATCCCAGTTCCGGATGCTGTCTGAACCGCCGTTGTTGAAGCTGTGATAGCCAGACGGAGCACCTGCCGTCCCGGTTATGCCGAACATGCCGCTCATGTCGGTCGCGGACGATGTGTCCCATCCGCCGATGTTCTGATTGAAGTCCTGAGTAACACTCACACCAATGCACGAGAACATGTTCTTGAAGCTTGTTACATTCGAGACGTTCCAACCGCCGATGTTTTGGTTAAATCCCTTGTCGTCAGTGCGACCAGAAGCGAACATTGACTCAAAGGTCTTTGCTGAAGAAACATCCCAGTCTGTTATGCCCCACCCTGCATCCTCAGGACGCATGTCTTGGACGCGGTTAAACATGAAGGAAAAATTTTCAACATTCGACACGTCGAGATTTGTGATGTCTGGCCCGATCACAACTGAATACTGAAAAAGATGGGATAAGTCGTTGATCTGCGGAGGTAGATTCGGGTTTAAGAAAACAAAGCCCGATCCTGTCGATTGAAATGCGCCCGATAGGCTGGTGAGACCAAGGCCAAAGCCAATGTTATCTACCCGGACCAGACCCGCGTTTCCGCCTGCGAAGATTGCAGTTCCCCATCCATACTGCGAGAGCGTTCCGCTGACGGTCACCGTAGCCAGCCCCGTAAAGCCCTCGTCGTAGATGTGCGTCCTGTTGCCGGAGCTGGTATAGGTGTCTGAAGAGCCGTCTCCCCAGTCCACCGTGACGTTCACTGTTCCACGCAGAGGAAGATACACGGTGCGGTCAACCGCCAGCGCCGGATCAAAGACCAGCACCATCGACCGCGCACCGTTCAGGAACGACCGCTTTTCGGTCCACTCGGTGTAAAGTATCGGACCCGACAGGCCGACGCGCCCGCCGTAACGCGCCCGCCAGATATAAGATGCACCTTCTGGAACCGTCCCGGGAACAGGAGTGCTGGCACCTACAATGGATATAAAGCTATCGAACAGCGTCTGCCCATCCAGTTCGTAAATCTCCACCTGCGTCGCGACGTAATTGAGGCCAAACGCGCTCTCGAACGGTGTGATTTCCAAAAAGCCCGTGACAGCGCCTTCGCGTGTTGACGCGATAGGGTCACTGATCAATTCAGGATATGTCTGTCGGAACGGCAGCGAAAAGGCGGACTGCGTTCCCTGCGAGCCCAGATAGCGCGCACGCCACCAGAACGTATCACCCGGTTCAATCCCATCCTCGGGATAGATCGTCTGATACAGGTTTGTGATGGTACTGTTCACGGTGCGCGTGAAGTCCGGCGCCTCAAAATTGTTTGTGAAGCTGACCTCGAAAAGAATGCCCTCCTGCGTGAAGCCCTTTGGACTGCTGAAATTGGTTAGCCGAAGTTGCGTCTGTTCTGCCGCGTCGGTCGGAACCAACGGCGCAGGGCGAGATATGTCCACGTCCTCGGTCGGGATCACCCAGTCGGCCCCGTCGGAGAAGTAAAGCTGACCATCCTCCACCACGATGACGGCCCCAACGTGCTGCGCAGCCTCTAGCGGTACCGGGAATGGGTAAATGATCGACTGACCGACGAACTTGCCTTTGCCGGAACCAAATTTGACGCTCATGCCGATATCTCCGTGAATTCTTCGCGCTGATTGAGGATGAAGCTAAAATGCGTCATGGCGCTTTGCTCCTCGCCACACTTCACCTGCAACCGCTCGCCGTTTCGCAGCACCTGGCGATCAAGCGAGATCGACAGAAAGTCACCGGCCGGAGCGATGGCCCCGTCGATCAGGAGGAAATTGTCCGCTCCGTTTGCCGCCAGCACCCGCGCTGAAATGGTCGCGCCAGCTGGCGTCAGGGGGCAGACCGCGAGGCCCGTCATGATCGCCGCCGTTCCCACCACCCGCGAAGGGTTCGGGCCATTGGCCGGGATCGTGTAGCTGGGTACGTCGTAGATCGTTTGCCAGTCGCTCCCAATCTGCGTGCGCACCACCTCGAACAGGTTTAGCGGTGGACGGGGTGTGATGATGGTTGCCATGTTTCAGCCTCCAATGCCGATGATGAGGGGAAGAGCGATATTCTGGACACCGCGCGAGAAGGCTTGGCCTTCGATAGTGTTGCGTTCAAAGTCCACGCGCAGGTCCTCTCCGAGATACGTGTCGCCAACCTCGGTCGAGAAGGTCGCAAAGACCTTGCCGCCATTGGCCTTGAAGATGGCCTCGGCAGGGGGTGGGTTTTCGCCGGTGCCGCGCTGGCTGAAGGGCAGCGAGTTGTAATTGACGCCGCTGCCTGCGTTGCTGAACTGCTGGCCGGTGGCTTCGATCACCGAGGGGAATGCCACCCGGAAACTGGCAGGGTTCGCGACCACATCGCTGATCAAAGTGATCAGCCCATCAACCATTGCCTCGGCGGCCGGATCGGTGAGCCGTCCAAGAAGCTCCAGGCGGACCTGCTCCCAGCTGTCGAGGAACAGCTGCAGGAGCGAGGTCGCAAAGAGATATTCCGCGTTCCAATTGAACAGCCCCTTGGCAAAGAACTGCCCGCCCTTGTCCTGGCCAGAGCGCAGATCGTTCACGATGGATCGCAGCAATGTGCGCGTGTCGCGCTCGGTGAGTGTTCTTTGATCCGCGGTTAATCCGCCCCACCCAGTCATGGTGGGATAGCGCACCTCCATGAGAGCTGTCACGATTGCCTCAGTCTGCACGCTGATCAGGTTTGCTGAGGACGTAAATGCTTCGATCACGCTGGGATCGGCCACGCCTTTGATCTGGATGGTTTGGCGGAAACCTGTGGATGCCAGTGCAAAGTCGCCAAACGTGTTGTTTGAGTTTGCGACGGTCACTTGCCCGCCGTTGTGCGCCCATAGGCCAACCCGCGACCAGTTGGTGAACACCGAGACCAGCTGGACAAAGGCATTGCGCGTTATGGCATAGCCGACGCCGTTGGGATTGATGGAGGTGAAGCTGTCAACGACGACCGAGCGCAGAGGTGAGGACGGCGCAAGAACCGATCCGTCAGCAAGGATATTTCCTGCGCCGAGCGGCATCAGGGGGTTCGCGTTCGCCTTGTCGATCGGCAGCGCCATCTGATCCTGCGAGAAGTCGTGCAACATCGAGCAGTCTGAGATGTAGGGCGACCGGGTGATGACTTCGCCAGGATTGAACGCAAAGGCGTAGCCTTTTTGAGGCGGCCCGCCATCGAGCGTGAAAGGCTCGTGCTCAAGGCCGGTGAAGGTAAAGCCGCGGGCTTTTATCCCGTTTCTCATAAGGAACATATTGTTGCGCCGCGCCGTGCCGCTTGCGGGCGCTGTTTGCGCTGAGTTCGACAGGATCAGCTTCGTGACGCGCAGGTCGTAGCCATAGAGGGCGCAATTCGCCGGGATCACACTGTCTGGCTGTACCAGATACTCGCCTGGATGCACGATCGCCACGCAGGGGTTGGGAGCTTCATCCGCCATCCGGTCCAGCGCTTGGGCGACCGAGGCGAGCGGAACGGACAGCGACTTGCCGGAGTTGGTGTCTGATCCGTCCATGGTCACGTAGAAGGTCCGCTGGACAGGGATCGAGACAAAGTTCAGACGCTCGAGAGAGCAGACCTCGACGTCCGTGGCATGATTGAGGCCAAAAGTGCGGACCCAAGGCACCGCGTAGCGGGCGCCATCTGGCGCTTGCAGCTCGGTAGGTGTGATTTCTGCAGCGGTGACCACGCGCCGGAGTTCGCGCCGACCGTCAGAAACCTTAAGGTTGAGGACTGTGTCGATCGTGGTCGTGGACAGCGCGGTCTTGTCTGCGGCCAGCCAGTCAATGCCGCAGGAAATTGCGTCGTCAGACGGATCGGGACTGTTGGTCGCGCGCCGGTAAACTGCGCGGAAATTATACCGCTCCGCGCTTTCGATCGGCACTGGCGCGACGGCTGTGACCTGCTGGCTGGAATTGAGGCGGACGACTTTGCCGTCTGCGTTTTGCGTGACGAGCCCGCCATCGGTGTCGTAAAGCTGGGGCGTGTCGCCGGGGCGATGTTCAAGGGCGGTATAGGTTTGCATGGGCGGGGTCCTTAGCTGAGACGGAGTTCCACAAGCGGGATTGAGGTGATCGAGCCGAGGCGTTCGATATCGAGGGTGACGTCCATCAAATCGCTGTCGAAGCGGACGGGAACGTCGAACTGGTAGCCAGCTGTGATGGAGACGTCGGAGTCCGGAGCTGCATCAAACGTGATGATCCCGGTGGCGGGATCGACGGACCAGCCATTGAACTGCTCTGCTCCGCCCAGCGCGACGCGCACTGTGTCGGCCACCGGCTTCTCGATCCGGCGCTGATAAATGTGGGGCGCGGTGCCATAGGCTTTGCTCAGCGAGAACTCTGTTGTCTCGCCATCCCCGGTGCCGATCACCTGATCCATCTCAGAAACGCCCTGTGAGGGGGCGCAGGATTTGTAGTCAGCCCAGTCCTTGAACCGAAAGCCGTAAAGACGCCCGAGGCGGGCCTCGAAGAACGCGACCACCGCGTGCAGATCATCCACGCGGCGGATCCCGTAGCTGACATCATAGCGACGTCGCGAGGCGGACCAGCTGGCGTTGCGCTCCTCGCGGCCCGATGCCAGCTCAACAATCTGCGTGCGCCGCTGTGGCCCGCCACGCGCCCCGCGGCTGATATTGTCGGGGAACTGCACCTCGTGAAACGCCATTACATGCCCCTCCGGCCCATGGAGACTGCGCGCGAGATATCGGCCGCGACCTGCGTTCTGCTCTGGCGGAAGCTCTCCGCGTCGCGGGTCTGGATATTTACTGTGACGCTGCTGCCACTGTTGCCGCCTCCACCAGCGCCACCGTAGCCGCGGGCTTCACGCCGCGAGAGCACGCGCTCGCCACGCTGCAGGATCGCCGGGACCTCATCGGATTTGAGCCCGGCCCAGCCACCGTTGTGCAGGCGCGGCGCGTTGGCAAAAGCCATGGCCGGGACCATGCGCGAGGGCGCAGGACCACCGACCATACCGCCCTGATGGAAGACACCGGCAAACATGCCGCCGAGATTTCCGAGCGCGCCGGAGAGTGCATTGGCGATGGGGCCGAGGATGAACTTGCGCGCTCCGAGCTTGGCAAGGTCCGCGATCATCGATGTGACCAGGCCTTTGAAGTCCAGCTTGCCGGTCTTGACGAAGTTGCCGATTGCGTCTTCCGCGCTTTGAAATGCGCTCACGAGCACGTTGCCGATGTCCGCGCCCACATCGCGGGCTTTGTCGGCATATTCGCTGACCGCGTTTACAACCGCCTGCCAGCCAGTGGCTGCTGCCTCGGCACCTTCAGCTGCGTCGGCACCCGCCTGCTTTGCAGCACCACCTGCGCGGCCAGCCTGTCCCTCTGTCTCCTCCAGCGCATCGTTGAACCGGTCCGCCGAGGTCGCGGCACTTTCGAGCGCCGCTGTGCCTTCATCACCTGCGCCAGAAACTGCATCCTTCAGCGCCTGCCATGCCGTCATGGGACGGGACGCCGCGTCTGAGAGCATGCCAGCTGCCTCGGCGTAGCCCGCGGCGCGGCCGCGCGCGTCGTCCGCCATGCCCCCAAAGAGATCAGGCGTCTCGATATAAGTCCGCCCCATCGCCGTGCGGAACGCCTCGGCCGCAGCTTCGCTGGACGCCTCTGCCGCCCCTGCATAGGGATTGTCGATGCCGCCGAGGTCGATCTGGCCGATCTCTCCAAAGGTCGTTTCGATCCCGACCGATGCGAGGGCATCGCGGATTTTACCGGTGAAGGCATCAATCCGCAGGATCGCGCCGTTCAGCATGGCCTCGACGCCCTCGATCATCCGGTTGGCCGTTGAGAACACCAGATCCCCGATCACCGACGGCAGAGAGCCCCAGATCGTCTTGACCGCATCAAAAGCGCCCTGAAAGGTGCCGACGGTGCTGTTGCCCCAGCCCACCACCGCGTCGGTCGCATCCTGCAGGCCGTCGTAGATCACCGCCTGCGCGGAAGCCCAGCCCGACTCGACGCGCGCCCAGGCTGCATCCGCGCTGAGCGATATTCGGTCCCAGACCTCAACCGCCACGTCCTTGAGCAGGTCCAGCGCGTTGCCGAACCCGCCCGCGCCAGAAACCAGCCGCGTGAACTGATAGACCAGCTCGCCTGCGCCCACGATCAGCGCACCGATGCCGGTGCGGATCAGCGCTGCGCGCAGAAAGACCAGACCCGTCACCAGCCCACTGACCGAGAAGGTCGCGGCCACAAGCCCTGCCACCCACCGGCCTGCCATCACGCCTGCGAAGGTCACCGCAAATGTGGTTAATCGGCCAATGTTCTCAAACAGGCCTGTGATGGCACTTCCAAGAGGTCCCGTCGTGCGCGCCATGGCCGCCAGCGCATCCGCCACCGCTTCAAGCGCGGGTGCTGCGGCCACCGCCAGCTGGTTCGAGACGCCGCGCCAGATCAAACCGAGGCGGGAGATCGCATCATTGGTGCGCTCGATCTGGTCCGCGTCCTGCTCAGAGACAACGATGCCAAAATCATTCACATCGGCGGTGGCCTGGCGCAGCGTCGCGGTATCAATGCGCGTGAACACCAAGGCCGCGCGATCGCCAAAGAGCTGGGAGGCAACCGCCGCACGCTCTGCCTCCGGCACGAACTCCGCCAGCCGGTCCTGGATCAAAGCGATGCGCTGATCGAGCGGCAGGTTTTGCAGCTCGCTGACCGACAGGCCAAGGCGGTCGAGGGCATCGACGGCTGGGCCCGCACCGGCGGCAGCCTGGCTTAACCGTCGTGTCAGCTGCACTGTGGCCTGCTCGACATTGCCCATGGAGACGCCCGAGAGGTCAGCGGCACGCTCCAGCACCTGCAGGCTTTCCACGGTTGTATCCAGCGACTGCGCCAGCTTGGCGGTCTCGTCGATGGTCTGCAGTCCGGAGCGGATCATCGCAGCACCGGCGGCCACCACAGCGGCACCTGCGGCCGCCGCTGCGATCGTGGCGCGACGCGTGAAGGCAGCAAGGCGCGCGTTTGCCACATCGACCTCGCGCGACAGCCGCCCGAGCCCGCGGGCACCGGCATCGCCAATACCGGTCAGTTCCGCCTTGACCTGCCTTCCGCCAACGGCGGCGAGACGCACGAACACGCGCTTTTCACTCATGCTAATCTCCGATCCGTTCGTTGACTCGTTTAACCATCACCGCCTCGATTTCGGGCAGCATCTCCATCGCCGCGAGGCCGTTCACGCCCAGCGCCTGCGCCATTGCCAGCGCAGCACCCATATCCCAGCCCAAGATGGTCTGATGCGAGGCGCGCAGCTGGCCACCCAGCCGTCCGACCAGGTCCCAGACCTGCGCGCCCTCAAAGGTTTGCGGGCGGTTCATTTTTTGCGGGCAGTCCGGGCACGCGCCTTGGCAGGCTTCGCAGTAACGATCGCCCCCGCTGAAGTGCCAGTCAGCAAGGGCGCGGAGACGTTTTTTTCCTGATCCAGCACCAGTGCTTTGGCGACGTAGCCCGCCTGGAAGGCCTCAAAGATGGGATAGATGTCGAGCAGGGCTTCAACACCTTCGGGGGTGAGGTCCAGAACGTTGCCGTCCATGTCGCCCACGCCTTCCCATTCCACCACGGCGCGCCGCCCCAGCGCTTTGGCAAAGACCAGCGCACGGTCCTCGTTGCTAGCGTCCTCGGGGAGCGCTTCGATGCTGGGATCGTTGCGGGTGGTCACCATCAGCGCGGTGGTGAGCGGGAGCAAGCGCACCCGCACGCCGTGCGCCAGATCGAGCCAGCGCGGGTCGGTCGAGAGGTCAAGCTTGAGCATGATCAATAAGCCTCCACGCTGTTGACGAGGGTGACGGTGCACATGCGCCCGGTGACCGGATCCTTGGCGGCCTGCCAATCGAAGGTCGCCTGCACGCCTTGCGGCCCGCCGATCTCGACGCGCGGACGCGGGAGGTAGACGGAATGCACGGTGAAGGTCAGGCTCTCGCCACTGGCGAGGGTGTAGGCGAATTCAAGCGCGCAGTCGTTTCCATCAATCGCCTGATCCATCAGGGTGGTGTCGGAAAAGCGGACCTCCATGCTGCCCGAGAGCATTGCCATGGAGGGATCGGCCCCGTCGATCATCCCGTCGGCGCGGATCGTCTCGATGCGGTCGAGGTTGT